GATATAAGTTCTCTAAGTTCCTCTGTGCTACGGCGCACAAGAAGCATTCTCGCATTTGGGTTCCCCAAGTAGCGTACAGGGTCGGCAACCATTGCATAGGATTTACCTCCACCAGCAGCACCTCCATAAAGAACCTCCTGTTCAGTTGCAGCCAAGAACTTAGTCTGAGGACCAGGGTTCGGCTCAAAGATTACTTCTTGTGCAACTTGCTCAAAGTCTAACTCTTCAGGCTTCGGTTGAGCTGGTATACTCTTTTTGACCGAGGAGTCTACCTTCGAGCCTCTCCGCTTTTTCGAGGGCTTCTTTGTAACGCTGGGCAAGGTAGCGTTGAGTTGCAGCTTCTGTCTTACGTTTTCGCTCAAGTTTGACTCTCTTGTATAAACCTACATGGGAAATGTATCTTCCAGATTGTGTACTGAGCCAAGCAGCTACTTCTCTGTAGCTATATCGTTTAAGGTGTTTCTTAGCCAGTTCAAACAGTTCTAGTTCCTCTGGAATTGGTAATAGTATATCACGATCATCTGTGTCTTGTCTATAGCCAAATGGTACATGGCTACCCAATCTTACCACAGGTTTCCAGACATACTCACCATCCACAAAGTCTGGCTTAGGTAACGTCCAAGTTTTATTCGTCTTCATCCGATTTCTGTGGCAGAATAAACAGTGGGCTTGCAGCAGAGACTTCTACTTTCTCTGTCTTTGTAAATCCACTACGGTCTAGGACATCTTTTGCAGCTGCCATTTTTTCTTTATTTCCTAGGTCTGTTGGGTTGTTCATAACTTCAAACATAGAGTATGCAGCTTTCGTCGCAGACGAAGCAATAAACTTCTTTGTCAGTGCCGCAATTTCTTCTGTAAGTGGTTCTGCTACCTGTCTAGAAGTAACAGCATCAGCATACCCAGCCAGCTTTTTAGCTGTGACTAGGTTGCCCCCAGCTTCCTCAAAAAGTACATCAAGGAACTTCTGTTGTTTTTCTGTTAAGTTTCTAGCCATTATGCCACCATATAGATTATAAAGCCTAGAGTACCAAAACCTATTGCTAAAAGCAAACTTGTAACTGTCCAAGTAATTATCGCTTCTTGCATCTCAGCTTTACGGTATTCTTGCTCTTTCTTTTGTTTTCTTATCTTAGCTTCTGTAGCTACAAGCTCATCCCAAGCAGATGGACCCATAGTAAAGCTAATGTAGTCCTTAAGCTCTTTCCGCATTTGTTCAGCTTTACGTTTAGCTGCAAACACTTCCATAGCTTCGGCTTCTACAGAACCACCTAGTGTTTTCCACCAAGGAGGATTCTTTACTTGCTTCTCAGCTTGACCTAGATCAGACATGTGGCCAGCCCACTGTGTTAGCTGGCTTGACATGTCCTGCAGGTCTTTGCCAATAGCAAAACCTTTTTTAAGTGCGTTGAAGGCGACTGTGGCCCCACTAATTATGGTAACTGGGTCCACGAGTCTCCTCCCAAAGAACTCACTTCACACCTTCGTGTACTACTCTTTTGATATCACCACGTCCGATACCTAAATCATTTAGTTCACGGTCTGACATTCTCCACAGGTGCATCTCTGCAATACGTTGATTAGCCTGACGTTGACGTGCTTCGATTAGTCTTTCAAAAAATTTTCTCATTGTTGTCTCCATAAATTGCTGCATTGCAGCTTACAGAGACTAGTTATATACATATAGTTATACTACACTACTGTTAAAAATGCAAGTCCGTTATGCATTTCTAGAATCCTATATTGCTAAACGTTTCAGTTACAGTAACGATTGTATCAATGTGTCCTGCAGAAGTTGGAGTTACTTGAATCTTATCTCCAGGTTGCAGAACTAAGTCAATTTGGTTAAAGCTTACATAGTCACTGGCGTTAATACTTTTACCTTTTAAGAAGTGAGAGGTGTAGCTGTCAGCATCTACATACCACTCCACCTCGATACTGTTGGTAGAAGAACCACCATTTACAACGTGAATGAAGGTAACCTCTGCTACACAATTAGCAGGGCAAACATAAACGTCTTCTGTAGTTGTACCTGTGTTGTGACCATACACAGATTTAATACGTGCTGGTCTACCCTGTTGAACAAAGGACATTACTTCTTAACTACCTTCTTAATTGTCTTAACTACCCAAGCCTCATTGACTTCAGGAGTGTTAGGATCATCAGCAATAAAGTGACCCTTTTCATCACGAGCACGAACCATTTCTAGTTCGTACTCTTCTTCAGCTACAGGCTCTGAGTCCTGCACTTCTGTGGCCATAATAAACTGGAGGACAGCGTTGTCTTTAGTATGCCACTCTCCTCTGATCTTTTCAGCAAGAACAGTACCAATGTGATCTACAACCTTATTACCTTCTAGCTTCATTTTCTAGACATCCTGTTAGGTTTCATAGAAGCACCGCAGTTAGCCATGCCACCTTTATTCATACCCATCTTTTTCTTAGCCATACCGCCGTAGGACATACCTGTCTTTTTCTTTTTGGTCATACCGCCATAAGACATTCCTGACTTAAGTGTTCCTTGGTAAGCTTCCATAGCTTCTTTCATAGTGCTGTACTTGTCACCATTCTTTTCGTACCAAGCATTAAACTTTTGACCTGCAGATGTACGTTTCTTTGTACCAGCTTTTTCTTCTCTAGCCTCTTGAGTTCTTTTATTAGCCGCAGCTACTTCATCTTTTTCAGCCTTAGTCATCACACCCATTCCTGGACCTGCAGACTCTGAACCTGGGCGTAGCTTAGGACGTGGAGAAGAATCACGCCCACCTTTGATATCTTTACCCTTGGCATTAGCCCAAGCAGTAAGTGCTGAACCTTTGTACTTACCTTTATTCTTCTTCTTCCAAGCATCTAATTGTTCTTTGGTGACAGCAAGTTTTTTCTTACCGTCTTTACCAGTGAAATACATTGATCCAGCTTTTTGTGCAGCTGCGATTGTTTTATATTCTTTAGCCATTACTTATCTCCACACCCTCTAATACCAGTACTCATTTTGCCAGTAGACTTAGTTAAGCCACCCGCTGCATAACCTTTTTTCTTACTCATACCACCATGCATATAACCCATCTTTTTGGCCACTGCTGGTGCTGCTTTTTTCAAAGCTTTCATTCCTTCATTCATAGGTTTTTTACCCATATCTCCACCCTTATTCATTCCTGTATGATAACCTTTGCCGCCGCAGTGTGAACACCCTGCGCCCTTACACTTAGGACATTTAGTTTTACCTTTAGCCATACCACCCTCTGCTGCTCTAAATTTTGCTGTTTTCTTTGCTACACTCTTCGGCTGTTTTACAAACTGTTTGCCAGCCTTTGTACCTTCACGTTTTGCTTTAGTGGTAGCTGCATACTCTGCAGACGACAAAGATTTGATTGCAGCCTCGGGTAAGTACCGTTCTCCAGTCTTAGCACTAGGCTTGCCACTCTTTGTGCGCCACTTCTGCTTTGTCCATCTCTTTAATGACTTCTGGGGAGCCTTCATGATTTATAGCCCCCGCCTTTTGCTTTGTATTGCTTGGCAACCATCTGGGCTTTTCTCGCAGACCATTGTCCAGGTTTGCCACCTTTTGAACCCGCTTTGACTTTTGCAACGAGGTTCTTACGCATAGTCGGTTTGGTATAATTACCTGCAGCATTTACTGTTGATTTCTTTTTGACGGCCATTAGGTATTGCCCCCTTCGACTTTGTGGCAGTGTGGTGTAGCATAAGCACCTCCTGCTCTTATATTGGCAGCTATTTGTTCTGCTTCCTCTAGGCAAACTTGTTCAGTGTAAAAGGGTTCAGGTTTTGCGATAATCTTACAAGACAGGGCCATAGGGTCAAAGCAGACTAGGAGTATTCCGATCCACATTACGAACCTTTCTTCCACTTCGTAGAAGAGGATTTAGTTTTAGAGGGAGACCACTTTACTTTATCAGCCCAGTATGCTGCAGACATTTTACCCTTTTTAATATTCTTTGCGTGGCGAGACTTAAACGCCTCTCGTTGTCCTGCAGTCTGATTGGTTTTAACACCTTTCTGACCAAACTTGATATACTTGTACTTACCACCTTCAGAGGCCATAACATGGTGAGACTTACCACTACTATCGTTTAGACGTTGCGGTTTGTTGACTCCTTTAAGGCCAACATCTTTCATCTTGTTCTTTACTCGTTCAGGTATGCTCATATAATAATTAGGGGGAACACAGGACGTTTGCTATTTACCCCTACTCCTTTATTTAAATCTGTCGTATTTAGGATTATCTTTACGTCCAAATAATCTAAGGATAAAGTCCGTAATAGATCTACCTATCTCTGTTGGAGTTGGTAATAACCAACCTAAGATTAGTAGTAGTATTACCCACGGTGGGATGTTTGTATTAGTGATATCTAGGTTTTCCACTGTACCAGTCTCTACTTCTTTTGTAGTTTGAACTACATCTCTGCCAGCTGAAGTTGTCTGCTCTACAGATACGACCGATTGACGATTCTCTTTACCTATCTGTGCATTACTGTTTACTGTAGGCCCGCCAGATCCACCAAATGGTAGTAGGGAAGTTAATCCGCAACTAGATAATAATAGGGTCAGGACCAACCAACGCATTAGCTCATCAATTCGAAGTGTGGTGCATCAATGAAGGGTCTACGTCCTTGAGAACGTCTCAGGTCAATGTAGGCATTCATAGCATCTTCTGCTGTTCCTGGATAGGTTCTGATATCTCCCTCTGACCAGGCTGCTCCCCACTTGATTGCACACCCGATCTGCCTAGCCGCTTCAGCCATAGCATCACAAATATTATCGTAGACATTTAATTCCCAAGAAACATTAGAACCAAAGTAAGCTACAAGGTCTACAGCATGGGAATATCCATCACCTTGAACCAAATGTTTAGATTTCATAGTCTGGGATCTACCAGATGCTACTAATTCCTTCTGAGCTTCCAAAGTACGTACACCATAGGTTACCCCGAAGTCCACATCAGTAAGCTCGATAGCTTTTTGCACTGTGGCCACCATCTCTGGGTGGACTCCATCTAGTTTATCTAGGGATCTTTGTGAAAGTCTAAACGCCATTATCTTCTACCTCTCCTATTTCTCAGACTACGTCTAATACCTAGCAAAGGACTTCTACGAGTTGGTCTACGTGTAGGTCTTGAGGGACGTGTAGGTGTTTTAGGTTTTGGTTTAGGACCAGAGCCTGGACGTGGAGTTGGCATTGGTTTAATTGGACTTCTGATTGGTCTAGAAGGGAGTGGTCTTTTGCTAGGTGTTCTTCCGACAGGTCTTTTTGGCCTTGTACCTGGATTCACTTCTGGCTTAGGAGGTGTTCTAGGTGTACGTTTAGGTTTTTTCCTATAGCTATCTCTAAGTTCAGCTAGACTAGCTGCATCCAAGGGTTTCTTACCCACTACTCCTGCAGGTTTTCCCTTTTTATTGAGGGAACCTTTAAGACCTGCTGCACCTCTTCCTGCTACTGCTTTAGCACCTTTTATGCCTTTAGCTCCTGCAGACTCTTGAATGTTTTTACCTTTTAACCCACCTAGAATATCACGACCCTTTTTAGCTTTAGCTCTAGCATCTTTTACGCCTTTAGCTCCTGCAGGTTTTTTAGCACCTTTTGGTAATTTTAAATAACTCGCCATTATCTCATATCCTTTGACATTGCTACTTTGTTGCCCATAGGCTTACCTGCCATATAGGCTGTTGCACCCATATAAGCAGCTACCACACCTGTCTGGGCAATATAGAACAGGCCAAGCAAATCAGCTAAAGCTGCTACTCTTGAATCTGACATCATTGGGGTAAATAGAAAGATAGTGAAGATGATCATCATCCCCATTGCTACCCAGGCCATAAACTTTTGGGACTCAGCCTTTTCTTCACGTAGCTCTATCTCTAGCATACGTTCTTTCATAGCTACTTCGGCTTCAGTAATAACTCCATCACCATCTACGTCAAAGTCCACAACCATTATTCCCAACCTCTTTTCTTATCTGGTTCAAAAACATCGTGTTTGTTTAGCATACCTTCAAGGTACATAGCTCTTTCTACCCTATCTAAAGAATATTTAACTCCAGTGTCTTGGAAAATAGCTTCTCTAACGTAGAATACATCAGATCTTGGTATGTGTACCCTACGGAGCCTACCTTCGTCTTTACTTGCGAGAGCATTATAGAACTCTTCTAGTACTTTGTCGGAGGAATAGATGTTTCGTCGTTGCATATAGTTATACCTTTGGATAATCTGAAGTCAATATCTAATGTTG